GTCGCTAGGCAGAGCCCTCCGTGCGGCAAGGCGCCGGGCGGACCTGGCTGCCACGCTGGCACCCAGTACGCCCCGATCCCGGTCTGCCAGTACCAGGGCGCCGCGATGGGCGGCGGCGGTACGGTCAACGTCCTGCTGCTCGGAACCTAGCGCACGTTCATCAGCTTGTGGGCCTGCAAGCTGATCAACCACGACGGGTTCGCGTGGACGAACTCGATGCAGGCTTTCAGGTTGGCCGTGTACTGCACGGCGGCATAGGCGCCTGTGTTCCGGTGCAGGTGGCTCGTCTCGACGAAGGCCGGGTCGATTGCGTCCTGCGGCTGGACGTAGAGCGCGGCGAAGTCCCCATCGCTCGCCAACGCCCGGAGCTCGTCGTGCGACCAGCCCTCGCCGTTGAGCCCGCCGGGCAGCACGATCTTGAGCTCGTGCCCGGTGGCCCGCTCGATGATGGTGCCGCGCTTGGGCGACACGCAGACGTGGTCGAGGTGGTTGAGCACCTCAACGTCGCGAGTCCCGTTGGTCTCGATGGCCGTGTACCAGCCCGCCGCACGGAAGGCTTGGACGAGGTCGACGTCGAGCTGGAGCGTCGGCTCGCCGCCCGTGAACACCACCATCTTCTCACCACCGACCGAGGTGCCCCAGGCGGTGTCTGCGCGCAGGAGGATCTCGGACGGCGCCATCACGTCACCCTTGGCGAAGCTCGTGTCGCACCACATCGAGCAGGCGCCGGACCCATTGACGCGGTCCTCGGGGCGACCGTTCCAGAGGTTGCACCCGCTGAAGCGGATGAAGACGGCCCGACGACCGGACCACATGCCCTCGCCCTGGATCGTGGCAAAGAGTTCGACGATGCTGTAGTGCGCGCGTCCCATGATCAGCCCTCCAGCGTGGCGAGCGCGTAGCAGTTGGGAGTCTCCCAGAGCCTCACCGCCGTGATGGTGATGTTGTGGTGGGCCATCATCTCGCCGAACCACTTGAGTAGGAACGACGCCATGTGCTCGGCCGTCGGTGGCCACGGCACCTGATAGCACCGTTGGTTGTTCTCGCGCAGGAAGGGCTCGATCGGGTCCCCCGCCTGGAAGATGAACCCGTGGTCCCAGTGCTCGTCGAGCCAGCCACCGAGCTCGGCCTTGAGCACGCTGAAGTCGATCACGCGACCGACGCCGTCGAGGCCCGGGGCCGTGGCCGTGACCTCGCAGACGTAGCGGTGACCATGAGTGTTGCGACACTTCGACTCGTGGCCCATCAGCCGATGGCCGGCGTCGAACTCGAGCTTGCGGGTGATGGTGATCACGGGGTCTCCGGCTTGGTGTGGTTGTCGGCGTAGAACTTGAGGGCGATCAGCACCGCGTTCTCGGTGCTCTCGGAATCGACGACGTCGGCGAGGTCCTGAATCGCCTTCGCGTCCTTCCCAGTCCAGACGAGCTTGAGCTGGCGCTTCGAGAGCGACTGCTGCTTCGACTCGATGTCCTTGGTGTCCGCCTCGCTGATCGGCTCGCGCGTGTCCCCGCGGGAGAGGCTGTCGAAGCTGAAGTCGATCGCCTCGACGTACATTTCGAACTCGGTCTGGGTGTACGGCATCACCGCGAGCAGCTCGTCGAGGTCGACGCCTGCCTGGATGTCGCGCAGGAGGTCGCCGAGCCGTGCCTCATCGGGGTCACCGCCGATCTCGTTCAGCACGACGGTCATCTCCTTGGCACGCTTGTCGGGCACAGTGCCGAGGTTGAGGACCGGGACCATGTCCATCCCCAGCGACTGCGCAGCCCGCCACCGGTGCTCACCATCGATGATCTCGAGGCTCTTCTTGCCGTCCGCGCCTTCGAGCTCGCGCACGATCACAGGCTTGGTGAAGCCGTGGCGGCGGATCGCGGCGACGAGCTTGTTGAAGGTCGACTCCTTCTGCGTGTTGTAGTTCCACCGGTTCGGACGCAGGTCCTTGGTCGAGGCCACCATCGGTGTGCCAACGACCTCTGCCTGCGCCTTGCTTACGTAGTTACGATCTCTCACCATTGATGATCTCCATGAGAAGCCACATCGTCGCCGCGCCGACGCCGGCCTTGGTGACGTAGTCGATCTGAGTCTCGTTGTCTTCCTTGCGCGTGCGCAGATACTCGGTGTTGCTCGCGAAGCCGTCGCGCCACCGAGGGTGCTCCTGGACCCACTTCGCCCACGCCTTGTACTTCGGGCTGTACCCCGAGACGCCTTGGAGCGAGCCGTCCTTCAGCACGTAGCCGTTGCCCCACCGAGAGATCGCCTCCCACGAGGTCGAGTCCGCGGTGTCGGCCGGCAGGCGCAGCAGCTCCGACTCGGTGCAGCCGAGCAGGTGGACCTGAGCCGGGCCGGACTCGCGGCAGATCCGCAGCAGCTTGATCAGTGCCTTCTTGACCAGGCTGCCGCCGCGATACGACCCGTTGCCGAGCACAGCGCGAAGCTCTGGCACGGAGAGGGCGATCCGCTTGCGCGTCGCCGCGAGCTTGCGCAGCCCGTCCTCGCCCTCGGGGATGTGCCAGACGTAGATCACCTCGAAGCCGGACTTGTCGAGGATCTCTTCACGCAGGCGGAAGGTCTCCTCGACCCCGAGCACCTTCTGAACGTCGCACTCGACGATCGCGTGCTTCCAACCCCAGTCGTGCATCGCCTCGACGTACCGCAGGGCGTAGTCCCTGTAGTGCTCGAAGGTCGTGAGCTTGCCCTTGTCGGCGCCGAACATCAGGGTGAAGAGCCCCGAGTCCATGATCCACTCGCCGCCAGCCGCAGCGTGGTCGAGCACGGTCTGCCGAGCCGAGTCGGTGCTGAGGTAGTAGTACGAGCAGAGCCGATGCGGATACTTCAGCTCGTGAAGCAGGCGGCTGTAGATGTCGTGGTCGGCGCCAGCTAGGAAGATCCGCATCAGGTACCCATTGAGTGCGTCTCGCACTTGTTGATCGACTCGAGCATCATCCAGTACGCGACAGCGGAAGCGCCGGCACGCTGGTACCAGTCCCCGACCTTACCACCACTCTCTTCGCCCCACGAGACGGCGCGTGCGAGCCGCTTGCCGAACCGAGGCGAGCGGTTGACCCACTCGACCCAATGGTCCCACTTCGGGCTGTAGATCGAACACGCCTGGAGCTTGCCACCGTCGCCGAGGCCCCATCGCAGCGTCACTGCCGCAGCGGTGCTGTCGGTCCCGGCGAGGAACTGCTTCATTCGAACTCGACCCGAGCGCCGTTCTCGTCGTCCTCCCAGACTTCGACCCAGCGCGGGGCGGGGCGGTCGGCAGCGACGAGGTCCGAGTGGAGGTCGCGGGCGATCATCTCGCAGGACTTCGAGCCGAAGTCCATCACGCTGGGGAACACGTCGCGGATCCACTGCTGGGCGATGTGGAACTCGACGTCGCGGTCGTCGTGCTTGACGGCCCACGAGACGATGATCAGGAAGAGGTGACGATGCCGAGCCCGAAGGTAGGCGACCTCGTCGGGCGCGGCTGACCAGTAGTGGAAACCGTGGACCCTGTGGGTAACCATGATGGAGACGTCAGCCATGAGGGACCGAGGGAATCACACGACCCGCCCCGAGTCAACCCGCAAGCAGAGGTCGAAGCGGACCGCCTTGGCTAGCGCGTCGTTGTGGGTGATCAGCACGACGCAGCGGTCCTCGGCCAGCGTGCGCAGCACCTCGGTCACGGCTTCCACACCAGCCGCATCGAGGCTGTCGAAGCACTCGTCCATGAAGATCGGCAGCGTGGCCGCAAGCCGTGAGGTGCCTGTCGCGGCCGAGGCGAGCTCGGAGAGGGCGAGCAGGATGGCGACGTCGACCCGGCGACGCTCACCAGCGGAGGCGCCGAGGTAGCCATGCTCCCCGCCCGCCCCTTCGAGGTTGAGGGAGATGGCATCGACCACACCCCCGGTCTTCTTCTCGGTGTACGAGCGCAGCTCGACCTGGATCTGCGACTGGAGCCGAGTCAGCCAGGCGTTCGCCAGCGCCTCGATGCCGCCGAGGGTCTGGCCGAGGAGGTGCGCCCGCACGCCCCGGATCCCGAGCACCTGCTCGACGGCCTCGAGCTCGGCCACGTCCACGTCCAGCGCCACCGCCTTGACCAGCGTGGCTTCGAGGCGCCCTCGGTCGCGGATGAGCTCCCCCTCGACTCGGCCTCGTCGCACGGCTTCAGCGGCGATGCGCGTGGCGTCGGCTCCGTAGGTGCGGAGCTTCTCGTTGGTCTGAGCGATCAGCTCATTGAGGCGCTCGCGCTGCTCGGCAAGCTCATCGATCTCCTCATGTAGCGGGGCGGCTTCTTGCTCGGCCTCGCGACGCAACGCGGCGAGGCGAGCGGCCTCGGCCTTGACCTCCACCTCCAGCGTCGCCCGGAGCGTGGTGTCGATCTTCTGGTGGCACCAAGCACACTCGTCGACCTCGACGTGATCGAGCCGAGTCTTGAGTAGGGTGAAGGCGCCATCTCCGGCCGCAGCGGTACGGTGCAGCTTGGTGATCCGACCCCCGACCATCTCGGCCTCGGTCTGGACGTCGCGCGCCATCTCGCGGTAGCGAGCGAGCTTGAGCTTGAGGTCGCCGACGTTGGGGACGTCCTTCGGCGCGGGCGGTAGCTCGGCGGCGGACTGCTCCAGCGAGCGCACCTTCTCGGTGAGTAGCTCGATCTCCCGCGTAGCCCCGGCACGCTCGGCCCGCGCTGTGCGGAGGTCGGACTTCGCGCCATCCAGCGCGCGGTCAAACCAGCCGAGGCCGAGGAGGGCTTCGAGCAGCTCCTTGCGCTCGGTGTCCGTCGCCATCGTGAAGTGAGCGGCGTCGCTCGATGAGAACACGCTGGTGCGGCGCCATGCTTCGTGCGACCCGACGATGGACTCCAGCGCGTCCTGCGCCTTGGAGTTCGTGTCGTACTTCTCCTCGGCGCGGCCGACGAGCGACCAAGCGACGGACTTCTCACGACCAGACCAGCGGCGGTCGACCACCAGCCCGTCGTGCGTGAGGTGGACGCTACCCTTCACGCCGGGACGCCACGGGGACCACCGACCGCGCAGACCCTTGCCCCAGACGCCCATCGAGACGCCTTCGACGAGCGCGCTCTTGCCCGCGCCGTTGGGACCAGACACGAGGACAAGCCCCTTGGCTGGGAGCTCGATCTCCGTCGCATCGTGCGACATGAACGCGGTCAGCTTGATCTTCAATCGTCCTCTTCTTTGACCGGCTCGTAGTCCTCGTCGACCTTCGCGTTCTTGCTGAACCGACCGACGATCCTGTCGTTCCAGTTGTTGCGGTCTAGGCGGGCCATCAAGGACCCGAGCTTGTGGAACACCCGGTCGATGGACGCCTGCCCGATCACGTCACCCCGCCAGGCGCCGATACTCAGCGAGTCGTCGGAGCACTCCGGTGACGGTGCCCGGCTCTCGGACTTGGTTCGCATCGACGTAGCCTGCCACAGCCGTCTCGAACGATGAAGCACTGCGTGCGACACTCGCAGCCGCAGCGGCCTGCCGCTTCAACCCAGACGAGTCGATGGTGATCGACACCCGAGCACCGGCCGCTTCGAGCTCCAGCCGGCGCGCGGTCGCAGCCGCTAGGTCCTCCGGCTTGACCGAGCACCGGACGAAGACCCCGGCGTCGCACGCCGTAGGGTCGAAGGAGAGCAGGCCGTCGAGCTCGACCGTGTACCAGCGCGGGCCAGGCACGTCGGTGAAGCGCAACGCCACGCGCTCACCAGCGAAGTCGAGGATGCCGATCTTGCCGTCCGACTTCTCGTCCCCGAAGTTGACCGGGCAGGTGGTACCAAGCACGGCCACCGGCACCTTGCGTGGACCCACGCGCCAGGTCCTCCGCTGGTGCCAGTTACCCGCGACGACGGCCTCGAGCTGGTGCTTCTCGACGAGCGCCTCGATCAGCGCCAACGGCACCGAGTCGTTGGAGTCCTTGAGGAAGGGCGCCGTCGACTCATCCCAGATGCCGAGGTGGAGGCACAGCACCCGCTTCCGGTGGCGGGGCTGGAGCCCAAGCCCCTCGACCACGCCGGGCAGCCACTTGCGGGCCGGCCCCGGTAGGAACGGCACCAGCAGCAGCGTCCCATCCTGGTCGTTGACCACTCGGTGGCGCGGCTCGCCTACGACCTGAATCGACTCGGAGAAGGCGAGCGGGGCAGCAGCGTTGTCATCGACGGCATCCGACGAGCGATCATGGTTGCCCAGGATGACGTCGCACCATCCGAAGCCCTCAAGAGCCTGCCCGACAGCGCGAATGAGAGGAGGAGGTGGGCGCGTCGAGTCGAATAGGTCTCCGAGCACAACGGCACCGGCACATTCCCTGGCGGCATCAGCGGCCCTCTTGAGCGTCTCGACGATCAGCCGAGCGCGGTAGTTGAGCCCGGCCTCGACAGGCCCGCCATGCTGCTTATGGTTCGCGGCATGGATATCTGCGAGGAGGGCTAGCTTCACGAAGCCTTCGCCCGGTCCAGCCGCTTGCGGCCCTTCTCGGAGACGCGGTAGGTGCCGCGCTTCTCCCCGCTCTCGACCCAGCCGCAGGCGACCAGGCGACGCAGCGAGTTTCGGACGAGCAGCTTGGTCTCGGCGTCTGCGTCGTCGACACCCTCGGCGAGGAAGGAGATGTCGCGGACCACCCTGGCGCCCTCGCCCTTGCCGTTGAGGAGGCCGAGCACCTCTCGCTCCGTCTCGTTCAGCTTCTCGTAGGGGAGGTCGCGCTCGGGTGCGCTCTGGCCCTGCGTGGGCTTGGGGCGCTTGTCCTTGGGCATGGTGCGGATGTCGACGTTCTCGTAGCTCTTGGTCATGGGGTCCTCTCTTATCTTGGGTTGAACACGAGCGCGTGGCACTCGTTGCAGATGTCGCCGTGCTCGGAGACCTGCCAGTAGGTCCCCCTCAGCTCGAGTCCGCAGTTGTTACATGATCGTGATCGCTGGGCAAGGGCGATCAGCTTCACCGCTACGTCAGTCGCGGCGCCAAGGACGACGGCGAAGTCGGCCGGGTCATCGAGACACCGCGAGCCATGCCACTCCAGCGCCTCACGGAACGCGAGCTCGATCTCAGTCCTCGTCAGCTTCGCCATCGTCGCCCCCTCCGATGCTCGTCAGGTCCAGCACCGAACCGACGGAGCCACTGGTCGTCGCCCAGCCCGGCTTCCATCCCAACGCCGTGAGGGCTTCGGCGTAGCCGCCCGCGGTCGGCCGCGTCTTGTCGGGGATCAGCTTGCGGTCCTTCGCGTAGTTGACCGTCGTCCACTCGTTGCGGAAGCCGGTCTTGTAGTCGAGCAGGACCCTCGCCTTCGCGAACGGTGTACCGCCGACCTTCGTCTTCTGCATCGAGACCGTGATGACCTTGCCGGTATGGTCCTCCCCGTTCTTGACGGCCTTGCCGCCCATCAGGCGCAGGCGGATCGAGGCGTGGAACTTGAGGGCAGCGCCGCCCGGCGTCGTCGTCGGGTCGCCGAACACCATGCCGAGCTTCGTGCGGGTCTGGTTGATGATCATCAGCAAGCACCGCTTCTCGGAGGCCAGCGGCGTGAGCACGCGCATCGCGACGGACATCGCCCGCGCGCGGGCGCCCATCGCAGCGGGGGAGTCGGGGCCCTCCTCGATCTCGGCCTTCGTGGGCGCCGAGGCCAGGCTGTCCCAGCCGACGAAGTTAGGCGGGTCGCCCTTCTTGCTGGTGGGCATCGACTCCAGCGCGGCCTGGATCGCGACGAGTGCATCCTCCATCGTCTCGGGCTGGCCGATGATGGCCTGGTTGAGGTCGCAGCCGAACACCGCCGCGCGCGGCGCGTCGATAGCGTGCTCGGTCTCGAAGAGGACGGCGACCCCGCCCTCGCGCTGAACCCCGGCCATCGTCTGCATGAGGAGGCTGGTCTTGCCACCACCCTCCTCGCTATAGAGCTCCACGATGCGGCCGACCGGCCAGCCGCCGATGCCGAGGATGTAGTGGTCGATCACGTCAATCCCAGTTGGGATCACCTCCTCGACGTCACTAGCGGTGCCGTCGGAGAACAGGCCCGCCGCACCCTTGCCGACCCGCGCGCGGATGCCGGCGAGGACTTGCTTCACTCGATCGCTCTGGTTGCTCATCGTGGACTGGCGTGGAGTTGAACCACCGCACCCCCGCAGGGGGACCCTTTTGTCAGCCCGACCCCTACCCAACGAAGCTAGTCGAGCTCGACCTCGTCGTCGAACATATCGTCCTCGGCGGTGCGCTTGCCCGGCTTGACGTCGATCACGTCCTTCTTGCTGGAGGCCGGCTTCGACGAGCGCGGAGCAGGCTCGTCCTCGTCACCACCCTTCGGCTCGGCCCATACGTCCTTCGCGTCCTCGCCGTCGAAGAGGCGCTTCTGCTGGTCGACCGTCGGAATGCGGATGAGCTTGCGCAGGTCGCCTTGCTGCTCGATCCAGTCCATGTTCGCCAGCGGCGTCTGCTGCCGCACCGGGATGCAGGTGTACTCGGTGTCGAGCTTCTGGCCGACGCGGTTGATGTTGATCACGAAGCCATTGACCGGGTCCATGAAGTTCCCGCCGGCCTCGCCGTCCTCGCGGATGGCCTTGAGCTGGTTGAAGATCTGGACGCCGAAGCCGAGGATCTTGATCGCCGCCTCGGAGTCGTCCGGCTCCGCGATGACGTTCGCCATCATGCGCTTCTTCGGCTTGAGCTCCTTGGCGAACTTACCGTCGCGAGCGTTGCCCGCGTTCTCCATCTGCGTCGCCTTCTCGCAAGCGAGGCACCGCTTACCCTCGTGCATCTTGGGGCAGGAGAAGATGATCGCCCGCTCTAGCCCCGGCATCTTGATGAAGTGCTGGTGCTGGATCACGAACGGGGTCTTCCACCCCATCTTCGGCGGCAGGAACCGGATGCGGTTCTTGCCGGTCTCCAGCTTGAGGAAGTCGCCGCTACCAGACGCCATCTCCTTCGCGTCCTCGTCGACCTGATCCATCGACCACTCGCCGTACTTGACGAGGGAGGTCTCTTCCTTGGTGTCCGTGTTCTTGGTGCTTTGTGGCTTGGCCATGATGCGTGTGATTCCTTGGGTTGTTGTTGCGAGCCGTGTCTTACCAGCGCGGTCCGACACTTCCTACCTAGTCGATGAGTTTCTTGGCTCGGGCAAGCCAAGTAGAGATCACCAGCTTGCCCTTGTCCCCAGCCTCGCGGACCTCGCTGTCCGGGTGGATCTGGCTGATGGGGATCCACTCCTCCTGGATGCCGCCCATGTTGAACGGGTCGGTGGCGAGCCCGAAGCCCATACACTTGATCGCCTTGCCCGAGTTGTACGTCACCTCAACATCCGCGATCTCGTAACCCTCGTCGTTCCCGTCGCGCTGCCCTCTGCTGAATCCCATCTGCTTCTCCTCCAGCCACTCGTCGTGGCACTTGTCGATGAGGTCCTGTTCGTCGTCGCTCACCGCAGGACCCCGGTGTCGTAGAGCTTCTCGACCACCGCTCGCGTGCGTGGGCTTGGCGACCGGCCCTTCTTCCTGGCCTCGGCCACCACCTCGCGCAGGACGCGGCGGATGCGGATCTCCCGCTTGACGTACTCGATCAGCCGGCGCAGCACAAGTCACCTGTCGATGCGGACGCTGGTGGGGCCCATCTCGGCGCGGGCAAGCTGCGCCAGCGCCACCAGCATGTCCCGCTTGGAGCGCACCGCATCGAGGTGGGCCTTGGACTGGGCCGAGCCAAACTCGGCGTCGATCATCGCGGCCCTGGCGTTGCGCACCCGAAGGTCCGCGTCGACCTTGGACGAGATGGTGGCCTCGGTCGGCTTCTTCCCCTTCTCAGCCAGGTCCTCGAGGAGCTCGCGGCACTCCAGGTACACCATCGACTCGACCTCCGCGAGGTAGACCTTCGCCCGTGCGGCGTCGCGACTCGACACCGCGAAGCGATGGCCGTAGTACGCGAGGTCCGAGGGGAACCGCACCATCTCGTCGCGCAGGTTACCGTCGTCGATGGCGACGGCCCCGCGCGCGTGGTCGACCGGATCGTCGACCGGGGTTGGCTGAAAGACATCGTCGAGAGCTGACTCACCCATTGCTGTTCTCCTATCGGCCAGAGGAACCGTGCCCGCTTACTCCGCGTGAGGTCTTACTAAGGTCGTCGGGATTTTCCACCCGCACCGGGCGAGCGCCGAGCGTGGTGAAGATGGCTTCAGACCACGCCACCGCCAGCAAGCCGAACACAAGCTGCGCGATGCGGTCTCCGGGCAGCACCGTGTATGGACGCTGGCCGTGGTTGATCAACGTCACCTTGCACTCGCCCCGGTAGTCGCAGTCGATCGTGCCGCCAATGGCGACGACGCCGTGGTGGGCGGCGAGCCCGGAGCGCGGGCGGATCTGCGCGTCGACTCCGTAGGGGACTTCGAGGTAGAGCCCGGTGTTGAAGATCCAACGCCAGCCGGGGTCGATGTCCCGAGGCACCCCGCACATGGCCCGGAGATCGTAGCCGCTAGCCAGCATGGACCCCTGGGTTAGCTCGTACTCACACGCATACTTGATCACGCTGCCTCCTTCTTCAGTGCCTCGGCAACCCACCGGACTTGGGCGTCGTCGTAGAGTTCGCCGTCCTTGATACCCCTGATCGAACCCCAGCGACTTCCAGCGTCGGCGTCTACTACCAAGGGAACCTCGCCGCAGTCGAACGCCACCATCAGACGCCGCACGTTGGCGATAGCGTCGTCGACCAGGGCGGGCGCGCAGTCGAGCATGATGGAGTCGTGGACCGTCGACACGATGTCGCACTGGTCGGCGATCCCGCTATCGTCGATCCACTGGTGGATGCGCGGGATGGCGCATAGCGCGTACCACGCGGACTTGCCCTGGATCGGCGTGTTGATGCTGCTGTTCTCCGCGTTCTGGACCTTCCACCGGTCGGGCGACCCGATGTCGTAGAGCGGGCGGACGTGGACCGCCTCATCGTCCCACGGGACCTCGATGCTAGCGTTGCGGCGCGCGAAGTAGAGCAGGCGCTCGATCATCTCCTTCAGCTTGCCGAAGGTACCGAGGATCGCCTTGCGCACAGCAGCGGCCTCGGCCGGCGTGCAACCTAGCTGCTCCGCGAGCCCGTTGTCCGTCTTGCCGTAGAGCAGGCCGAAGTTCACGGTCTTGGCATAGGACCGGTAGAACTTGCCCGTGACCATCGTCCACGCGGCGACCTCGCTGGCCGGGATCCTTGGCCACAGCAACGGCGCGATCAACTGCGCGGTGCGCAGGTGGTAGTCCACACCCGAGTTGAAGACCGCGATCATCTGCGGGTCGCCAGACATCGCAGCGGCTACACGAAGCTCGAGCTGGCTGTAGTCAAGCGACACCAGCACGCGACCCGGCGACGCCGTGAAGCCGTCGCGGGCCATCTTGCCCTCGGTGGTGTCGGGGCGCGGGATGTTCTGCCCGTTGGGGTTCTCGCTGGAGATGCGCCCGGTCTCCGTACCGTCGAAGCGGTACGACGGGTGGATGCGGCCTCGCGAGGTGATGTACTTCAGCATCCCCCGACCGTAGGTGCTGTCCATGTGCTCTAGCCGTCGGTACTCCAAGAGCTGGTCAACGAACGGGTGTTGCCCCTTGAGGCCGGCGAGGACGTCGGCGTCGGTCGACGGGGCCCCCGTCTTCTTGGACCGCTTGCGATCGTCGATCGGTAGCCCGAGCTTCTTGAACAGAACATTGGCGACCTGCGCCGAGGACGACGGGTTGAAGTCCGATCCCCACGCCTTGAAGCCGTCGCGTAGGACATCGACCTGCACCTTGAGGTACTGCGAGAACATCTCGAACGCCTGGCGGTCGGCCTGCATACCAGCGCGTTCGATGCGAACGAACGAGGCCATCGACGGCTGGTAGACCTTCTCCCAGACCTTGAGCTCGCGTGGCTGCTCGACCTCGGCTCGCTCGCGAATCAAGATCGTCGCGGCGGCGCTGGTGACCACGTCGCGCCCGTTGTAGCGCCAGAGCAAGTCCTCGGGTAGGAGGCCGAAGGCGTAGCGCATCGCCTCGTGACCGCTGTCGCGGATTCCCTTGACGCACCAGTGGTCGTGCGACGCGGAGCCCGGCTTCCATACCTTCAAGCGAGCGGAGGCGATGGCCTTCTTCAAGGCCAGGTGCGCCTCCTCCTTGTGCCCACCCATCCCAACGAGCTCGGCCGCGTACTCCAAGCGCCCCATGCACGTCGGCTCCAGCAGCTTGCGGACGTACTGCGTGTCGAAGCTCATGTTGGGGATCGGGCCGATGTCGTGCTCGGCCGCGTCGGCGTCGTACTTCACATTCGAGCCGACGATCTTCGAGCCGAGGAGGATGCGGGCGAGGACTGCCTTCGCCTTCGTGTCGGACAGCGCCGTTGCCGACCACACCCAGGCGTCGCCCTCCGTCGAGTCGACCGGCGACAGCCCCGCGCACAGCACGGTGTAGTCGTCGTCGTGCATCACACCAGCGGCCTCCACGTCGAAGGCAAGCTCGTCGTGGATCGAGAGCGCCCGCTCCGCGACCAGCGCGTCGGCCTCGGTCTCGACTACTGACACGATCCCATCCCAGTGAGTCGGTGTCGGTGTCTGGGCTTCGAGGATCGATCGTAGCTCCTCCTTGAACCGCTTGACATAGAAGCGGTTCTGCATCAGCGGGTTGCCGATGATGAACACGGGCGTACCGTCGGAGGTGAAGCTGTAGCCCCGGCGCACGGACTCGAGATCGACCGTGCGGCCGAGTAGCGCGTGAACAGCCCAGAGGCCGACGGCGATGATGCGCCTCGGCTTCGCATCGTCCATCACCTGGGACAGGTACGGGCGACACTCCTTGATGAAGGAGGCCGCGTTGCGAAGCTGGGTCTTCACGTCGGCGGGCGGGCACTTCACCGCGTAGTCGTAGACGACCGGGCCATCCCAGTGCTTGCGTACCACGTCGCGGATCAACTGCCCAGCCACGGACATGAACGGTCGGTTGGCGCCCTTGATCGGGAAGTCCCCAACGACGAGTAGGCCACCAGCCTCGCCATCCGGCGACAGGCAAGCCCTACGGGGACCCGCCGACCACTTGCACCGGGCGCAGTCGTGGTCGATACGGATCGGCTCGGCGAGCTCGATGGCCGCGCGCGGAGGCTCGACGTAGAGCTTCAGCCTACGCATCAGGCGGCTTCGTCGACCAGAATCGTCGTCGCGACCATCTCCATGTGCTTGACGTAGTCGTTGCCCTTCTTGGCCTTGATCTTCGTCAGCGCCGGTACGACGTCGACCAGCTCCTTGGCGACGGCCACCACCGCGTCGACCGTCTTGTAGCCGTGGTCACGGAGGTGCTCGACCACCGGGCGCACCTTCTCCTGCGCCGCCATGAAGTCGAGGTCGTAGGCCCCGGCCGGCGCGGGCTGCGCCCGAGCGGCGGCGATCTCGGAGTTGAGTACCGGCACCGCCTCGTCCGGCTCGACGGGGGCTGGCTTCGCCTTGGGCTTCTTGCTGGTCAGGTCCAGCACCATCTGCTCACGCGGAGGCAGCTTGTCGGCGATTTTGTTCAGGTCAGCCGCCGCCGACGGGTTCTCGGCATCCTTACCGGTCAGCAGCCCGCCGGCCAGCACGCCGAGGATCTGCATGGCGTCAGCCAATGACACGCCGCGGATCACAAGCTCCGAGTCCGCTTGCGACACTTCGCCCGCGTAGATCACCTGGCGCTGCGGGCCCAAGATGCTCGCCTTACCCTCAAAGGAATTGATCTCGACCAGCTTCGACACTACATCAGACATCGCTTCGCCTCTTCCTTGAGCCACTCGGGCTCGACCGTGTTTGGATCCTTCTGCGGAGGCAGTCGGACAGCACCGCTCGTCTTACCGTTGAGCGTCAAGAATTGCGCTAGGGCCCAGCCCTCTTCGTGGGCGTCGCCATCGAGGCAGACCGCGATCGGGCGGCGGGCGTCGAGAAGGATCTCCCGGTGGATCGCGCCAGGCTTGCCGAGGCAAGCGACCGCGTCGGGCCAGTAGGGCAGCGCGTCGAACACACCCTCGACGACCAGCAACGGCGTCGAGGTCTCGACGTAGACCGCCGCCTGGTTGTAGAGCAGCTTGCCTCGCTGCATCCCGGCCGGATACCTGTAGCGCAACTGGGCCTCGTTCGTCCAGTCGCGAGCCGAGAACCCGAGCCAGGTCTCCTGGTCGACGTCGAGCACCGGCACGACGATGCGCCCACCCCACTTGCCGAACAGGACCGCGCCGATGCGGGCGTCGAGCACCGTCCCATATGGGATCCCGCGACCGCTGAGGTACTGCACCGGACGGCGCAGGAAGATCGAGTCCCACGCCCACGGGTCCCCCAGCGACTCGAAGCCATCCGGCGGACCGATCTTCGCCGGGGCTGTCTGCTCCTCGGGCTCGGAGATCACTAAGTCCTCGGGCGAGCCCTTGAAGCGACCGCGCGCTCCACACTTGAAGCAAGTGTAGTAGGCAATCGATGGCTTGATGCCTAGCGACTGTCGGCGGTCGGGCTTGCCAGTCGACATCGCGCAGAAGGGGCAGTTAGCCCGCACCCAGCCGGAACTCGTCCGGCGACCGCCGACGAGCGCGTGGAGGATGAGCTCGTCGTTGTCGCTCACCATGGGAACTCGCGGTCCACCATGCAGATGCGCCCGCGCTCCTGGTCGCATGGTAGCGGGCCGATCTTCGCGTGAGCGCCTTCGCCCTCGCGACGCTTGGGGATCAGGAACCGGATGGTGTTGTTGACCTCGTCCTCCTCCGTGCGGCCGGCGGTGATGACGAGGTCTGCCGTGCGGATC